AAATAAATAGAATGTTAAGATCTATTGATTCCCAAAAAAGACCTGTATTATTGAGTGCATTAATGATTTGTTTATATGATAAAAAAAACATAAATAACGATTTTAAAAAAACATATTCTAAATGGTGAATTAAGACAATCATATCAAATATAGATACAACAATAACAACGATATTATCAAATGAATGAATATCTATAGAAAAAATAAATGTGTTAAAAAATGAAATAGCTTTTATAGAAACAGATGAAGACTTAAAACATTGAACAATGTTAAAAGATATACTTATAGAGTTAGAAAATAATGTTATACCATTATTCAATAAAAGATCTAACTATGATATAATATGAAAATTTTATGAAGAATTTCTTAGGTATGCTTGAGTAGCTAATGTAAAAAAGGGAATAGTACTTACACCAAATCATATAACAAAATTATTTACAGAATTAATAGATATAAAGAAAGATGATGTAATATTGGATGCTTGTTGTGGTACATGAGCTTTTCTTATTGCAGGAATGAATAAATTAATAGATGAAATAAACTTATCATCATATAGTGACAAACACGAAAGAATAAATATGGTAAAACAAAATCAATTAGTATGATTTGAAAAAAGTAGTACTATGTATGCATTAGCAATATCTAATATGTTATTTAGAGGAGATTGAAAATCTAGAATACATCATTTGGATTTTTTCTCAGAGGTTGCAGATGAGGAATTAGAAAAATTAAACAACGAATGAATAAAACCGACAATATGATTTATAAATCCACCATATTGATGAAAAGATAACGATAAGAACCCAACTAAAAAAGAAATACAATTTCTAGAAAAAATGCTTAATTCTGTAAGTAGATACTGAATAATGATTGCTCCTCTATCTACATTTTTTAAAAACAATGACATAAGAAATCGTATCTTAAAAAAGAATACATTAAAATATGTTATAAATATGCCAAATGAATTATTCCAACCAAATGCTTATATTCATACAGCAATTGCTGTATTTGAAACAAATTTACCGCACAACGATAAAGAGGTGGTGATGTATGATATGAAAGAAGATTGATTTGTGCTTTCAAAAAACAAATGAAGAACCGATGTATATGATAAACGATCAAATATAAAAATAGATTTGTTCGAGAAGATTAATAATGCAAAAAAGTACGATGATAATCTTTCAATAATGCAAAAAAGTATAATACAAAACGATGAGTGGATTATACAAGCACATTCTAAAAAAGATAATACTTGATTATTGGAATCTATGTTTATAAAAACAATAAAGAATTATTTTATATTTAGTGTAAAAAGTAAACTAAATATTTTATGAAAGAAAATAGATGAAGTTACTATGATAGAAATATTATTAGATAATTATAGGGATGTTATTTTAAATGACAGTAAAAGAAAAAGTAGTATAGATTTGCAGAGTATGAATTGGTGAGATCTAAAATATGAAAAAATATTTAGTAATATATGAAAAGGGGCTAGACTTATTGAAACAGACAGAAAACCTTGAAACACACTATATTTTTCTGCATCTGATTCAAATAACGGATTAACTGATTCTATTTCAGATCCCTTATTCACGGAAAAAGATGCAATAATATATACAACATTTTGAAGTGCCTTTTATGTAGAATGAGAATTTACTGCCAGTGATGAGGTAAGTATATTTAAACATGAGAAGATGACTATATATAGTTGATTATTTATAGCCACGGTTATGACACAAAATAAATATAAATACACATTTTGAAGAAAAGCATTTAAGAATAAATTTATAAATGACACTATATCACTACCAATAGACAAAGCAGGAAACCCAGACCGAGAGTATATGGAAAATTATATAAAATCACTCCCCTACAGTTCAAGCTTATAAATTCCCCCGCCCGAACATCGCACAATATGATTAATAGAAAATTATCAAACATAGCTATTACTAACATTGCGCAAAGTTCTTTTATTAAATAGATATTATGGAATTTAAACTAACCAAAAAACAATGAGAAACATATAAAGCTTTAGCTTCTTGAAAGTATAAGGAGATTTTAGTATGATGAGGTTGAAGTGGTTGAAAGAGTCGATGAATAGCTTGTATAGTAACCATAACTTGTCTACAATACGGTTGAATATCACGACTTGTAGGTAGAGATAACCTAAAGAAACTAAAACAATCAACACGACTAACATTTCTTAAAGTACGAAAAGAATACTGAATAATTAAAGATGTAGATTATACTGTTAATATGGCAGAGTTTGTTGTTGACTTTAAAAACGGTAGTAAGATATTCTTTGTTGATCTTTGACGGTATCCTTCCGATCCTTTCTATGATAGAATATGATCTATGGAGTTGACCTATTCACGACTAGAAGAATGACAAGAAATAGATAGGATGGTTTCAGATACAATAAGTTGAAGATATAGGCAAGCCGTTAAGGAATATAACATCGACCCTTGCACCATCATCACTTGTAATCCTAAGAAGGGGTATTTGTACGAAAGGTTTATAACACCAAACATAAAAGACCATCGTTTATTTATACCAATACTTTATAGCGACAACCCGCATATAGACCAAAAGAAGTATGCTGAATGAGTTCTTGCAAGTGGTAACAAAATACAGATAGAAAGACTGCTACATTGAAACCGAGACTATGATGATACACCTTGAAAATTGTATGCTTATGATGACCTATTAAACATGCGACATAATCCCTTGCATAATGGAAAGAAATATATATCAATAGATTGAGCTACTGAATGAGATGATTTGGCGGTATTGATGGTATGGGACGGTTGGGAAGTAAAAGAGATAATAACACGAGAAAAGAGTACAACGACCCAGATTTCAACAAAAGCAAGAGAGCTATGCCAAAGATACGGTATACCGCTATCTCATATAGTAAACGATCATATAGGTATATGAGCAGGGATAAGTCACGAACTAGGTAAGATATATCAGTACGCTAGTTGAAGTAAACCGATAGTAAAGAAATGAGAACCTAAACCATATAATCATTTAAGGGATCAGTGTTTCTTTGAGATACAAAAACATATTCATAAGATAAAGTTTCCAGATACCAAACGAAAGGATATGATAGTAGAAGAGTTAGATGTAATGAGGCAAATAGATATAGATAAAGATTGACCATATAAGGTGATAAAGAAAGATGATATAAAAGCTAAGATAGGAAGGAGCCCAAATTTTGCAGATGCAATCTCCCAAAGATGTGTGTTTGAATTGAAGCAAGAGAATAAATATCTAACAAGTTTTGTTTAGTTTTATAATATAACTTACATAATAATGACAATGAAAACTATCTCTAAGGAGATGAAAAAGATTGACGATGAAAACTACGAAATAGTAGAGTCAAGAGAAAGCACAACAATGGTAAATGGAAAAATGCTTATTAAACAGATTGCTAACTTCAAGAAAGATTTGAAGAATAAAATCAACCAGTTTATGAAAGACGAAACATTGATCGTAAATTCTATCAAGACCTACAACGGATTTTGAAAAGAGATTGAAGAAGCAAACGATTTATGATTTACTTTTGAGATACCTACAGAGGTTACATTGGAATCATTAAAAGATGAAATTAATGAAGAGATTGGTGCAGCAAAAGAATCTTTATCTAAAGACTAACAAATGAATATAAAAGATATTCAAACACAATATAAGAAAGCTGGTAAAAACAGAGAGGCTGGGTTTATCGAAAAGTTTTATATTGAAAAAAAAGGAACTCCTCAGATAATAGATGAATTATATTTAAACAGTAAACGAACTTTCTATAAACTGAAATCCAAAGTTAGAAATAAGATAAAAGAAAGCTATCTTGGAAAATAGGCAACAACAAGCACCTGTGTATTGATTTATATAATAATTTGAATAAGATAAAGGCGAATATGTCTTTATCTTTTTTTGTTAAATGAAAAAAACCAATAAGAAAACAACTGATAAAAAAAGTATAGCAGGTGTAAACTACTATAATATTTGAGAGGGTTTAAAATCTCTTTGAGAGTGTGGGGAGTTTACAGTGACTAAAGATACTTATTACAATATACAAGAACGAAACGGTGAAGCACAAGCATATAAAAACAAGATAGTAAACTGGGTAGGAAAAGAATGAATGTATCTAGAAAAGAACGGTGAAACATTCACCAACGAAAAAGAATTACAAAACATAAATAGAATATTTAAAGATGGATCACGAAAAACGTTTAAAGATAAATATTTCACAAACAACTTTTGTTCTGGAGATATATATATGTTTCCAAAAACAAATGCATTAAATGAAATAAAATGTCAGATAATGGATAGTAGAACATTAATAAAGAATGCAGATGATTTTTGAGTAATACAATCATATACACAAAGGGTAGGTGCAAAGGTAAAAGAAATACCACACGACGGACTATATAGCTCTATAGCAAGTTACAACCCTAACAATCCTTTGTATTGAAAGTCTATCTTTAAGTCTATAGTATACGATGCTTTGAGCGATAAAGAAAGTAGTCAAAGACAATACTATTATTTCAAGAATGGAATGACTAGTCAATTAATTATGTTAGATCCTGAAATAACAGATAAAGAAACACTTGAAACAATAAGATGAGATCTAAAAGACAAGTATTCTTGAAGTGAAAACGCACATAAAAGCATCATATCATCAGCAATAAAGGACGCAAAGACATTAGAATTGTCTAATAAAGATCTTGAATTGATAGGATTAAGAAAGTTTATCATCCAAAAAATGGGTATAATCTTCCAAATAGACCCTAGAATTATATGATTTATGAGTGATAGTGGAGCTGATAGGAGTATTTGAAGTATAAGGGCTGAAGCATCCGAGACAATAGAGAATCTTTCCCAGGTGTTTGAAGATGATATAAACAACTTTTATAGAGAATTTATCAATCCAAAAGCTGACTTTATCATTAGACTAAACAATGAAAGCTTTGAAGATAGAGCTGTAATAGAAGCAAAACAAAGAGAAGATGTCCAACTATGAATAATAACAATAAACGAGGTAAGAAATGAAAGGAAGTTAGATGAATTTAAAGAAGATGAAGCAAACAAACCTATGGTATCAAGTTCAATGAGTTTTCTTGAATCATTATGAGATCAATTTACAATATAGTTTTTACTTATAAATACCTTTCTATGAAAAAAGAAAAAAAGACTGTTGAAATGCAGCCAGAAATAAAAAGCTTTTTTAAAGCACAAATTAAAGCGGAATGATGAACTCCGTCTATTGTTGAAGTAGATTATATATGAGCGGATTGAGAGACTCACAAATGACTACAGTTCGAGGGGTATGCAAGCACAAACGACTTAGACAGAACAAATGATGTTGTTATGCCTGAAGCATTTGAAAGCTCCATACAAGAATATATGAAAGGAAACCCCATCATATTACTACAACATAATCATGACGACCCTGTATGAAGTATTATCGAAGCGACTATTGATGCTAAATGATTATTTATAAAAGGTATTATAAAGATTGATAGAGATAACTTATTCCAGTCAATAAGAACCTGAGTAATAAAGACAATGTCTTTCTGATATAGGATAAATGACTATGAGCAAGAAAGCAAAATAGATGCTGAATGAAACACAATCTATTATAATGTTATTAAAAGTTTAGAAATATTTGAAATATCTGTTGTATCTGTTCCTATGAATGCACAAGCACAATTTAAAAGTGCAAAAGAGTTATTAGGGTTAGAAGATGATGAGTATAAGAAACATTTTGAAATAAACAAAAAAGATGAATACCCACTTTTACAATCTATAAACGATATAATGGCAAAAAATGTAACAGAAGAAGTTAAAGAAAAAACATTGTCTGTTGAAGACAATATAGAAAAACAACTTAGAGATTTAGTAGAAGTAAAACTTTGAATAAAAGAAGATTGACCGAATAACTGAAGTGTATATGTAGTATGAATATTTGAGTGAGGTGAATTTGTATTCAATCATTATAAATATGCTGAACAAGATAACTATGATTTATATATGAGATGAGCATATGAAGAAAAAGAATGAAGTATATCTTTAATTTGAGAATTTACAGAAGTAGAAGCGAAGACCGAGCGAGTTGATAAAATGAAGGCTTTTAGAGAAGAAAACATAAAGAGTTTAGAAGAAAAAGAAATCGAAGCGGACGAAATCAACGAAGAAGTAGTTGACGATGAAAAGAATGCTAAAGAACCTAAAGAAGCTATTGAAAATCCTAAAAATACTGAAACAGTTGACTGAGATGTTGACACTGAAGCAGACGCTAAAGAAACCACTGAAAATGTGGAGACTGAAGAAGAAGCTGAAGTTGTTGTGGAAGACATAGAAAAAGCTGTAGACTCTAAGGAGTTTGTAGAACAAAAGTCTTTTGATGAAAAAAGCAAAAGCATAGACGAATTGTTATCAACTAAAGCAAATGCTGAAGATGTTAATAAATTGTTAGAAGAAGTAAAATCTCTTACTAAATCCAATGAAGATCTAGTAAAAGAAAATGAAACATCTGTAAAAGCTTATTCTGGGTTGTTAGAAATGATAATGAAGAATCAAAAAGCATTACAAAGAATTACACTTGATGGTGCAATGTCTTATAAACAAGAACCAGAAGTGAAAGCGAACCCTTTATTGAATACAAAGCTTGCTAAAAAACTTGCTGCAATAAAGAACTAGCCACCTTTTTATTATTATTTATTTAATTATGAACGATTTATTGAAAAACATCGATGAAATGAAATCAAATTTCATCAAAGGTTACGAACAAATGGACGCTGAAGCAATGAAAACTGCAAAAGACCTTGTTATGGAAAAAGCAAACGAAGTAGAGCATACAACTAATACTTGATACGGTAAAGAATTAGTACCAGTTGATGTATTGTCTACACAAATTTACAACGCTATTCCTGAATATGGAACATTTATCAACGCATTTACTAGTGGTTTTCACGGTAATGATATGGGAACATCTGATAAAGTAGTTGTAAAATGAGAAATTGCATTGCCAAAGGTAGTGTGAGAATGGACAACTTGAGCTTGAGCATTATCACAAGGTAATACTAGACTGCCAACTTGAGAAGTTTCTATAGTACAATACAGTCTACAAGTATCAGTTGATGTAAGTAAAAAACAACTTAATCATTCTGTTGTTGATCTTTTGCCTATGTTAACAGCTGATTTATGAAAATCTTTTGCTAGAGGTATTGAAGTTGCAATCTTAAATGCTGATCCTGCTGCTGGTGCAACTGGAAATGTTAATTCAGATGACCAATTATTTACAACAACTTTCAGTGCTGATGATGTTAGATTTGCTGGATACACTTGATTTAGAGCTTTGGCTGTTGCTGGAACTGCAGGTGTTGATAAATTAGATGTTTGAACATTAGATATAACAGATTTATTTACATCAAGAGGACAATTGGGTCTTTACTCTATTGCTCTTAATGATTTAGTATTGATTATGGATTATGTAGCATACAACAAAGCATTGACTATCTCAGAATTTTTAGAATACAACAAAAATGGACAAAATTCTACTGTTATCACAGGAGCTATTTCAAATATTGCTTGAGTTGATTTGTTTGTTTCAAGAGAATTCCCAAAAACACAAGCTGATGGAAAAATGAGTAAAACAGCTGCGAGTAATGTTAAAGGATGATTTCTTTATGCATTACAATCTTGTGTACAACGAGGTTACGGACAACCAATCGATACTGATATTGTTAAGGTTCCTGGTAAAGGTTACCAAATAATCGGTACAATGGAATTTGGATTCACAATTATAAATAAAAAAGCTTGAGTTACTGATCCTGCATTCGTTCTTTGATTTAATGCATCATAATCACTGGGGAGAAATCCCCTTTGTTTTTTAATTCTTAATAACGAATAAATGGAAAGCAGAAAATACAAATACAAGTGAGTAGAACATACAATGATAAGAGAAACTATAAACTGACCTAAGGTAAAAATTATGGAAGGTAAAAGCTTTACATCTTGTTTGAATAAAAGAATATTTAGTTGAACGCAATTCGAGGATATGTGAATAGTTGATGAGACTAAAAACAAAGTCCAAGACAAATCATTAAACAAAAAAGAATTGTCAGCACAGTATAAAGAAAAGTTTTGAAAGAACCCTTTTGGATGACGAAGTGCAGAAGAAATTAAAGCCAAGTTGTAGTTTTATTTAGATAGTTTATTATGGCTTATATAACAGTAGCAGAATACATGGTATATGCTTGAGTATCATCCCTTTCTACAGACGAAACAGCCAGAGTAACGGCTTTAATATTGTCTACAAAGGCAACAATGGACGGTTTAATAGGTGATTTAGTAGTAAAGACTAAGACCGAAGAGATTAAATATTGTGATATGGTAAACAATAAGGGTTCTTATACTACTATAATATGTTCTAATATAGAAATCACAGCACTAACAAAGGTCAATTGAATAGCTTATACTTGAGTATTAGACACAGATTATCAGATAACAAGACCACATAACAGTAGAATTGTGTTGAAAGATATCTCTACTTATATATCTGGACTTACTTTCGATTTTTTTGATATTGAATACACAAGTTGATATGTAGTTATTCCTGAAGATATAAAATATTTACAGTATTTGTTGATAGCTGGCGAAATGTCCAAACAAGATTGAAAAGATGTTATAGAATACAAGGCTTGACCTCGTACTGTTAAATTTTCATCTGAAAAAGACATCACTATACTAAACTCGACTATAAATAAGTATGCTTTAATTTATATATAAATTTATGCCTTACGACAAAACTTGCACAATATACCCATTCATTACAACTTTAGTCGATGAGCAAGAAGTTCAATCGTATTCAGCAACTGCTATATATACTTGATCTTGTGATTATCGAGATAAAGCTTGAAAAGGAACTGATAATAATATTGTTGTTCAAGATAATGTTTCTTTAATAGAGGTAGATCTTAAATGAATTGTAGAAATTCCTAGACTTTCAAAGGTTGTATTGGATAATTGAAGCACATACAAAACAATGAGAGACCCACAGCAATTTACATTATGAAGTATAAGTAATACACTTTTAGTTTGTATGTTTACAGATGGCTAACATAGAGTTAATACTTGCTAAAGCAATGAAGCAAGTCATGGTTAAGGATATAAAACCTGCTCTTGATACCGCTATAAGTAAATGAAAAGTAAATGCTGAAAGGTTTTCTCCTATAGATGAATGAGATTATATTGAATGATTTGAAACCAAACCTGTAAAACTTGTTTGAAATACTTTGGTATGAGAACTTAACAATAATGACAGTAAGGCAACAGGAGTTGAATATGGACGGAGAAAAACATCTAGTAAATGGAGTAAACAATGATGAAGCCCAGTTGTGGAGTTTTGAGTAGGAGCTAGGGTATTTGATAAAACAAATGAAGTGATCAAACAAGATTTTAGAAATAATCTTACCTGATGATAGCAAAACAAATTGTAACACAACTAAAAACTATAAGTAATATAACTTCTATATTTCCAACTATATCGGCAGGTCAAAAATTCAAGATGATAGCTAGTAATTTTTTAGTAGTATATTTCCCTTGATGAGATCCTTATATACAAGAATCGGAAGTTTGACCGTTATGAAATAGCTATAGAATGTCATTTATGGTAGTTGGTCAAATGGGGACATCAGAACACCAGTTGTATGCACGAATTACAACACTCACAGACGAGTTGTGAGTATGATGTGGAACATTGCAAGACTTCGACTGACTAAGGGTGCGTAAAATACAAAGGACAGCGGTGTGACCTATAGTTTATAATCAAGAAAGGCCATCATCAGTAATAGATTTTATTTTTATCGTTTAAATATATGTGTATGGAATGAAAGACAACAAAAAAGGAACAAAAGAAGATAGATGCTATGAAAGTTAGTATAAAAGAAAAACTTTCGTATTCAACTATCACTGTGAATAAAATTAATATTGATTGAATCATTTATAAAAAAGGTGATGCGGTAAAATTAACTAAAACACAAAAAGAAAATTACCAAGGTTATTTTAAATAATCATTTTATCTATAAATAAATTATCATGGCTTATAAAAATAGTGATACTTACCAAAATGGATTATCTGTATATTTGTGTAATGAGCAAGATATAGATTTTACCACTATTCCATCTACTGATGCCAATACTGTAAAAACAGTTGAAGATTATATTGGTGCCAACTTCACATTTACAAGAGCTGTAGGTTGGGAAGGACAAGTTTTAGGTTTGGATTCTACACAAGAAGAACAAGTACTTGAGGCTGCTGAATGTGATTTATGAGAAATAAATAGATCATCTAAAACACTTGCAAACTTCGTAGGTAATTTTTTCTCTGTTAGAGATGAATGAGTTCTTGAAAAGATTGCTTACCTTATTTGAGGTAAATATGAAACAGAAGCAGGGACACCAGTAAACCTTGTATGAGAAGCACTTTGAACAAATGCAGCAGTATGAGACATTGTTTTCTTAGCAAACAAAAACTGAGACAATACAATTGTTACTAATGTTGTTGTTGATCTAGCAGGTACACCACTTGTTGCTTGAACAGATTACAAAGTAGAAGTAGATGACGGGTCTTTAGGTAGGCTTTGAGATTCTTACATTGTATTCTTACTTGCACAAACTGGGGTATTGGATGTTGATTACGATTACACACCAGCCGCAGCATACAGAATTTGAGTATCTGGAAACAGAAAAAGCAAAAAATATACAATAATTAAATTTGTAGCTTGTGCTGTAACTCCAGACGGAGGATGAACAGCTGTATCAGATGTATTCTACTTAGTAAAATGTTACTTAAGCGCATCATACGATATTGCATTTCCAAAAGGATCTGAAGCATTCGCACCTGCACCTTTGAACTTTACAGAGGCTACAGGTTGAGATTATACAGGGAAATACTGAATATTGAACTAATAATTGGGGCTTCGGCTCCCTTTATTTCATTTTTTATCGCATAATAATAAGTATGTTACCAATTAAAAAAGAATATACAAAAGATATTGTTGATGAAAAATGAAATACAGTTGCAGTTCTTAAATACGACCAAGCGAGTATGTATGAATGGTATAAATTCGTAGAGTCGGAATATATGAACTTAGAATTACTAAAGATAATAAACAAGTGAATAGAATGGAAAGTAAAAGATCAAGAATCAAAAGACGCTATAATAATGAGTCTAGTTAGTCAAAAATTCGTTGATGAGCTGTATAATACCAGATACAAAACACACGAGTCTATTTATACTAGTAAGGGATGAAAACAAGCCATTCAACAGTCTAATATAGTATATATATGTAAAGAGTTATGAATAACACCCCACGAATTACTACACGATTACACAATGGAAGAATTCGGACGATATATTGACGGTTTGATGTATAATGTAAATGAACAATCGAAAGAATGAAAAGTAATAAACAATAGAGCTATGATTTGATCTGATAAGAATAAAGATAAAAAACAAGAGAATTTCAAAAAGATAGAAGACTTTTTAGATAATCTAGACGAAAATGGCGGTACAAACGGAAGCAATAAACAGTCAATACAAAGTAACGCTTGATCAGTGAAGTCTAAAGAATGCAAGTAATCAAGTGCAACAGTTCGCGAGGGATACTGGAAAGGCTCTTGATTCAAAAGCCCTTTTAAGGTTGCAAGTAAAATCAGATGAGGCAAGAATAAAGGTGCTTAAATTAAAACAACAAATAAAAGAATTATGATGAGAATTAAATGCTCCTAGAAAACTAAGAATTGATACAAAAACAGCACAGTCCAATTTAACAGAAGCAAACAGGAAACTACAAAACTTTAAAAACACTGGGGATGCAACAACAAGTAGATTACAATCAAAATTTGCTGGTGTTTGAAAATCAATCGTAAGTAACTTCATAAATCCAGTCACTATTTGAATAGGAGCTATTGTTGCTTTATGAAGTGCTATAGTTTCTTCATCAAAAACGGCTTTGGCATTCGAAAGTGCGTTTGCTTGAGTAAAGAAAACAATAGAATGAACCGATGAAGAATTTAAGATATTAGAACAAAACTTTAGAGACCTTGCAAAGACAATCCCATTGACATTTGAGGAACTAACTGCAATTGGTGAATTATGATGACAATTGAATGTTGCAAAAGAAGACCTAATAGAATTTACAACTGTTGTAGCTAAATTATGAGTTTCCACAACACTATCAACAGAGGATATTGCTACGGCTTTTGCACAATTACAAAATGTGTTGTGATTTAGTTCTGATGAATTTGAAAATTTATGATCATCATTAGTTGCCTTATGAAATAATTCAGCTACAACAGAAACACAAATTATAGAATTTGCTAAAAGAATATGAGCATCTTGAAAACTAGCTTGATTGACAGCACAAGAAATACTATGAATATGAGCTGCATTTGCTAGTGCTGGTATAAAAGCAGAAGCTGGATGAACAGCTATTCAAAAAACATTAAATTGAATTATTAAAGCTGTATCTGACTGATGAGATGACTTAGAAAGATTTGCAAAAGTTTCGTGATTGACTGCAGAAGAGTTTGCAAAACAACGAGAGGACGATTCGAGCGAGGCGTTTA